GCCAAAGTTGTTTTTGGAAATCTCTTGGTGAATGCCGACAGAGAAGATGATGCCCAACGCTTGAATTTCATAATTTGGCGCCCGGATTCTTTCTTCTTCACTAGTAACCATTTTTGCATGGTTCTATATGAATCCAGAGAAGAACGGGCAAAACTCCCATATATAAAATCACCTGTTATGCTGTCTCTCTCTAAAGACAGCTTGTAAGTTAACCAGGTGTAAAAACTCATGGAAATAGCCAAATGTACCAAGTATAAGGTACTGAAATCATGCGTTGGAATCTGGTGCCGGTTGACAATTTGAAATATGTCAACAAGCGAGAAGGCTTGGCGGCCAGAGAACGACGAACCCTGGGTCTCAATGAATCATATTGAACATGAAACCATTGGCGGACACGCACCCAGAACGACACAGGGTCTTCCCCTTTTTCATCTGGGGACGGTTTTTCCTGAGGCTCTTTTGGCACGTCCACACTATGGGCGTCAATGTCTTCCAAAGAGCGCGGGACATCCTTGCTTGATGATGAATGAGGCAACAGGTGGCCTTTGACCACCATGTATGGCACATCAGACGCGTCAGGTTTGCCTAGGCACAAACCATGATGCTCAAGGTCAGCAAGGGTTTGGAACCCTTTGGCTTTGTAGGCATTGTTAAGCCTAAGTTGATCAATATTAATATCGGTCAAGAATTTATTCATCTCATCTTCTGTGAGGGGTTGGCCTTCAGGGAGGAGAGAATCCCGAACCTTAATAAGGAAAGGGTCAAATAATTTGCGTGATTCAGGGCTAAAACACTTAATCTCATCTGCGAGAGGAGTGAGGACCTTTTTGTAAGGGCGGAAAACTGCATGCTTGGTTGAATCTAGCATGGCTTTCAGCCAGAACAGAGTGTTCTTCTCATCATCAACTGGATTTGCTGAAATATTTGAGAAACGCTGCTTTGCCACATTGGATAGATTTTGGCTGGCAACGTTGAACAGGCGTACTGGCTCAGAACCCAATGCTTTTGCCTTGTCTGCAAAGGAAGCACCTTCCTTGCGAGTAGAAATTGCATGTTTTGACCGCTCTAGCAATAGCTCATTATTGAGCTCAACAACCTGAAGTTCAAAACGCTTTAGCTTGTCTTGAACGGCCTTGCGGTCAGAATTGACTTGTTGCAAAGAGTTGTTGAGAGAAGTAACGTCCTCTGAAAGCCTACGCTTGTCTTTGGACAGGTCCTCAACAACTTGAGCTTCGCCGGCTTTCTTGGCATTGCGAATAGCTTCTTCATACTGCCTCTTGTCAGATGAAACCTTTGCCAAAGTCGACTTCAATTCAATTTGAGTGGCAGCTAATTTTGAGATGGTGATAGCCGCTTCATCTTTAGCAAGCTTTTCATTCTCTTTGGCTCTGGCTAATGATTTAGACAATGATTCTTCGGCATATTTCAGCCTCTCGTTTTGGTCCTTAAAATCATTTGCCATGAGGCGCAAAGAGGAAAGCTCTCTCTGTAACTCAGCCAGCTCCGACACGGGAACTGTGGTTCCAGTCGATGACTGGAGAGAAATCAACTTTTTCTCCACTTCTGCCCACCGTTCTTTTGAAACGGCCCAGGCAGGTTTACCTTGCCAGGTGCAACCAGCAAAGTCAGCCTCCTGAAGAATTTCTTTGATCTCATTCTTGACAGCGACAGAAGTAGAAACCACCGATGGTGGGGCAGCAACAGGTGAACTCTCCGGGTAAGACCCCGGAGGTGGTGTCTGCGAAGCAGACTTGGTATCTCTTTGAGAATCCATGCCACGACATGCATCACATGTTTCTGGGGCACTCATTCAGGTGGCAGGCCCTACAATTCTACTTGTTTCTGACATAATCAAAATAAGATGATACTTCGTCGGGTTTCATGCCCCACTCTCCCAAATCTGGATCAGGGTACGGAAGTCGGGACTTGATGTTTCCAATTAAAGGAAGAGATGCCACTCTTATTTCTTCCTCTAGAGCCAGCCTTTCATCATGGTTAGCGGTAGACCGGAGACCCAAATTCTTAACAACCTTGATGATGCTGTTAATAAATGTTTGTGTTGGAATCGATGTGCTGTCCATTAAAATACCCATTCTTGCATTGTCAATTGGTCTTGATTGACTGCCATCATTGGTTCCTATTTCCAATAATTTAGCTCTCTCATTGAGGAGAGGCTCCAAATTAGATCTGTACAACGACAATTGTTCCAATGCATACTCCATAGTGGCCTCTGCTCTTGCTTCTGGGATATCATCCAGACCAAGCAGGGACATCAAAGGTTTCTTATGCGTAGCGACTATTGTGTCAAGCGGAATGCCTGAGGTGATGAGATCAAAGATTGTGGAGTCCTTACGCAATGAATGAATGTCTTTAAGGAAACGTGCTTTTGGACACCTGACGATGACAGCACTGCCATTATTTGTTCTGCCAGTCCGGCCACAACGCTGGGTTAAGTCATTTTCATTCAACCTATAATAGGCTTCATGTGACTCATCAAGAGTGTGGGTAACAGTGAACCCAATGTCCGAAGTTATGACCATGTCCACGCTGGGCAAAGTTATTCCCACGTCAGCCACACTAGTTGAAAAGATAACAGTGCCAGGGGTGATCTCAGGTATAGACACGATACCAGACGACAACACAAAGTTCTTCCTGGGGCATTGTTCAGACAATTGGTAGCACATGGAAAGTGTTGTGCAAAACACCAGAATGACTGAACTTCGGGGCCTTGTGTGAATAGAGGAAAGAACATCAGAAACATAATGCCTCACAAAATCATTCCTGGAAATAATGTCATCCCGGGCCACATTGCTAACGTGCACATTGTACAAACGTGCCGAAACCAATGGCACATCAATAATGGCATTAGGATCCAAAGTGGAAAAGTCAGGAGTGGCAGACACAAACATTCTATGGCATTTGTGCTTGACCAATTCCGACTTTGCCAACTCGTATGCGGGTTCATTTACATGACATTCATCCAGTATGAATAGATTATTGTGGTCCTTTGACTGGTACCAAGATGGGTGAAGGAGAAATTCTTGTGCTGTGACATACCAAAACTTAGACTTCTGATCCAACGTCATTCCACTCGTAGCACCTGATGCATCAAGTTGAAGGGCATTCTTCACATATGGCACTATCGTTTTGACAATGGAGCTACGAGGCTCTATGACAATAATCTTTGAGTAAGAGTGACCGCACACCAATCCAGCATGTTTGACAAGCGCCGTGCTTTTGCCCGAACCAGTAGGGGCTGACACCACAAGTGTTTTGCCCCCATCCAAACTCCTCAAATGAGGAGTTACATCAGAATAGTTGGGAGGCAGTGACTTCCAGAACAAGTTCTGGACAGCAAAAAGTATTTGCTCAGAGAGCAGGTTGATGTCAGGGAGGTTGATGGCCCCCACTGGTTTCAAAATGTCTGGCACATGAATGAAAGACAACAGGGAAATGATGAACAAGTCATGAACTTGAAAGCTAAATCTCCTGCTTTCTAGTTGCAACTTACCGTTTATGGTGAATTGCAAATTGGCCACTTGCCGCACAACAGCAGCCAATGGAAAGACTGAAGGGGCTTTTGCCCCTAAAGTCTTGAACCACAAAAAGATCCAATGACGAATCAGAAGAGTGGTCATATTAGCATCTTGCTCAACATACACGCAAATGCTAGGATCCAAAAACTCATACACTGTTTTCCTCATCATGTAAGTCAATTCGGCTGGTCCAAACGCAGAATTTGAAATAGCTATCAACTGCACAGGCCAGGAAACAGTGCGGTGGAGCTTGCTCTGTAAAGTGGTCATATAGCCCATATTAAAAATGGCCGGGTTCACAAAATCTGGGATAACTGCAAGGGCACCAAGTAGAGAGTCCACTGGAGTCAAACTTCCATAAGTCAAAAGGGAATCATCGACATGATATTGCTCAGTGACCTCATCAATCATGTTCTCTGGAAACTTTGCGTCTTCTTTATACCAATCTTGTATGACCTTTTTATAACTAGGGATCACATAGCCTTTAGGATTATGCGGGCCTTTCAAATACTTTTTGAAAGTGTTGGTTCGCAGAATGATCCCTGTCACCATGTCATACACATCTTTGTGGTGCGCGGTAAGAGACAAATAACTGATGAGCCTTTTTAACCGATATTCCGGCGCCATGCTCTTGACTTTGGCTACCATTTTCCCCACTAATTTGTCACGTTCATGGTAAACAGCCCACCGGGGACGTGGAACACCTGCCAGTGCAAAATCTGCAAGATCAGCAGGCGTGGGTGACCGCACCTTTTTAGACAGGAACGACAACATTTCCAATGGGCCAGAGGCCTCCAAATTGTTTGTGACACCCCATTTTGCCATCACTGATTGAATTGAGCGAAAGTTCCAGGCAGCAGGTTTGTTGCCCGCCATGCTCAGGAGGTGATCATCCCCAAAGCATGAAAGCTCGTTATAAAACTTGAACTCTTTAGCTGACAAACCAGTGATTTCCTTCCATGCGAGCAAATATAGGGTGACAAGCCCAACACTGTTGTCCATACTGGTCGAGGAGTGGCCAGTAGTCAACCCCGTGCCTTTGCTGTAAATGTCACCGCTGGAAGTGGTGTTCAACAATTGCCTGGACACTTGTTCATAATTAATGTCAATCAATCTTGCAATGCGCTCACGGTCAGTGTGGTGTTCGAAGCCCTTCTTCCTCACTGCCTTTATCAGATCTTGGACTTTGCCAGACAAAGTGGAATCAAATTCTGACATATCTCCCGCATAATGGATCTGACACCTAGAATGTGCTGTGAAAACATGATCCATCCAGTAACCATTAAGGGGCATTCCAACCTTGATGGGGGTTTCCCTCCATTTAAAATTGTGGTTGGGGGAGTAATTCCAAACTGTTGACATTATGTATTGGCCAAGAGGTGAGCCTATCACTGTCCTGACTTTGTCAGACAGGTACTTGCGAGGTGGAAGAGCCTCGTCCTTGACACTGACATGGGCTACTGGAGCCAACAACGGAGCCAGTTCAAAGGTTCGCCTCCAAAGTTTTTTGAAATTAGCATAACCAATGGTGGAAATGAATTTCCACCTGGAATGCTTCTTACGATGATTATCAGGATCAACCATGAAGCTTCCAAGTGCGTATTTCTTCTCCCACATTTTGATTATGTAATTGAATGGAGTGATTCTGGAATGGCGGAAGATGTCCCCAACGAGGAACCAAACATCATCCAGTTCCAAGTCAGGGTAATTGTACCGCGGAGATTTAAGGTATCTGGCAACGGATCTCAATTCATTCTCTGAGGTCCGATACTCCTCAGTCCTTCGCCACTCCACTGCCTTCACACGAAGCGGATCAAGAGCAGTGTCAAGGTACACTTTCCTATTGTGAATACCCTGCTGCCAGTCAGTTCCACTCACTATCCAATCAGCATAGGCCTGGCCAGAACCGAAACGTGATGGTTCACACAAGTTTACATTGATTGGCCACCCTGCATCCTTCATTATCTGAAGGGACTCCTGGATGTGTTCCTTGTCATAGGTGCTCTTTCCACCCATGATATAATGGGGAAGCCCAATATCTGAAACAACAACGGCCAACTTAGAAATGGTGTCCGTGAAAACTGAAACCACTGAGCCCTTGCCACTATTAGGGTAAAAGCCCGATCGGTTGAACCACTTCCTGGACACAAAGTGGTATTCAACCACAATGTTCAGTAACTCAACAACAAGCACGGTGACTGTCCAATTCACCCACTCAACAAAATCTTTTGAAAACATTGAGAGAATGAATTGAGACATCCTAAAGAGAAAGCCCACCAGGAACAAGACTGCTCCGGGTTGCAGGCTGAACACTGTGAAAGAAGCCACAATGTAAAACCGGAGCAGTGACCAAAACTTCTTAATCGGTTTCAGGTAAGCAACTACCACAAGGTTTAGGGTCCAAGCTGAGAAAAGAAGGGCCACTCCTGGGCCAGGCAAGTACGATTCATGCAAATGCACTATGAATGAAGACCAAGCAACTGAACAGAGTTCGTAGTAGTTACTAAAATCCCCAGGCCCAACGGCAGCTTCAAGCCATCTGGCCTGAAACTGGCCCATGAGGCGGGAATCTTCAACTTCAAACGCAGCAACTACCCACCGGTAACTCAATGTGCCACTCCAGGTGAGCCAAGAGGAGTCATCAACCCAAAGAGCGTGCTTTGGACCAACTAATTTGATTATTTTGAATTCCCGTTGGACAAAACTGCGCGCATACCAAACACACAAGAAGAAGCAGAGTCCAACCCACAAAGTGTGGGTTGAGACCACTGTGAAAAAGAAAAGGGGAGCCGGAAGGAACCCCAGCAAAGAAATTAAAACAACTGGCCAGATGGCCAGGAAAAACCCAAAAAGGAGCAGGCATAAGCCTGTTCCAAAAACCAGTAGAACTTTTAACAAAAGTTCCAATGGACTAAGGATAAAAGACAAAAATCCG